GAGAAGAATGACCATCGCATTTGGTCAACTTTTTAATAAGATTAAAGTAAAAAGAAAAGATAGTGAAGGCGATGTAGTACAATCAATGGCTGTTCCATTAGCATATGCGCCAAAAGAAAAGTTTTTAGTTAGATTAGATCAACAACCCTCTTTAGATGAAAGAGAGTTTGCAATTACTTTACCAAGAATGAGTTTTGAAATATCTGGTATATCTTATGATGGCTCTCGTAAATTAACAAGAGTACAAAAGTATAAACAAGTCAAAGCAGGCGAAGATGGAAAAGTAATGACTTATAATTACACTCCAGTTCCTTATAATATATCTTACACTTTAAACATCTTTACAGCGACTGCCGAATCAGGTTTACAAATAGTAGAACAAATACTTCCTTTCTTTCAACCAGATTATACAGTCACAGTTAACGCTGTACCGTCTTTGAATATCAAAAGAGATGTACCAATCATATTAAATGATGTTCAATATGATGATAGTTACAATGGCGATTTTACTCAAAGAAGAGCAGTAATATATACACTAAACTTTACCGCAAAAACATACTTATTTGGACCAGCGTCAACTCAAGGCGTTGTTAAAACAGTTCAATCTGATTTATATTCAGATACTGATACTACAAATAAAGCGAGAGAAGAAAGAATAGTGATTACTCCAAACCCGACTAGCGCAGACGCAGATGATGATTTTGGGTTTACAACAACAATATCAACGTTTAATGATGGAAAAAATTATAACCCATCAACAGATACAGACGAATAAATAGTATTATGACAATCAACAAAGTAGGATCAAAAGGTATAGAAGACGGTTCAGTCGCAACTGCCGATTTAGCAGATAACGTAGTTACAAGTGATAAACTAGGTGACGGAGAAGTTACCAACGCTAAGTTAGCAAACACTACAGTTACACTTGCTGGCCAATCTATTACACTTGGTGCTTCTGGTACACTTTCAAACAAATTCGTTGACTGGCAATCAGTCACAACAGCAGATGGTTCTACATTTAATACAGCCGTTTCAGGTCAAGGTTATTTCATAGACACAACATCAGCGGCTCACACCATTACACTACCAGCTTCAGCAAGTATAGGAGATTTTATTGCCATTAAAGATTACGCTGGTACATTTGCCACAAACAATCTTACAATTGCTCGTAACGGACATAATATTCAAGGTGTCGCTAATGATTCTTTAATATCAACCAATCGTGCTAGTTTAGTATTAGTTTATGTAGATAGTACAAAAGGTTGGTTATATTGGGAAGAACATAATGTTGGTGATTTAGGTAATCCTTTATTTACATCTGCTACAGGTGGTACAATTACAACGTCAGGTGATTTTAAGATTCATAGTTTTACGGGTGACGGTTGTTTTGTAGTATCTACTTTAGGTAATAGTCCAACCATTCCAACTGGAGGTCCTACAAACGTTGATTATCTTGTAGTTGCTGGTGGAGGTGGTGGTGGTATGAATTCAGGAGGAGGAGGCGGTGCTGGAGGATTAAGAATTTCATCAAATTTTCCTATAACATCAACAACTTATCCAATCACAGTTGGTGGCGGGGGAGCAGGGAGAACAGCAAACAATTGGGGACACGGATCAAATGGAAGTGATTCTATTTTTTCAACTATTACTTCATCAGGTGGAGGTGGAGGAGGATCTAACACAACAACTCCTGCACTTCCTCGTTCACCAAATAATGCTGGCGCTGCTGGAGGTTCTGGAGGTGGACACGGTGCTGCTGTACCAGGACCATCAACAAAAGCGGCAGGAAATACTCCGCCAGTAAGTCCATCACAAGGAAGTCCAGGTGGATCAGGAAGTGGTAATGCCGCACCAAATTATGCAGGAGGTGGTGGGGGAGGTTCAGGTACAGCAGGTAGTAATTCTTCTCCAACAAATGGAGGTGCTGGAGGAGCTGGTACAGATATAACTCCAATTTTTGGTACTGCACCTCAACCTTTTTATATTGCTAATGGTTCTAATGCTGGAGCAAGCACTTGTGGTGTTTTTGCTGGTGGAGGTGGAGGAGGAGTAGGAGCTAGTTGTCAAATATTTCCAGGCTCTCCTCCAAGTTTAGGGGGAAGTGGTGGAACTGGTGGTGGAGGAAATGGTGTAGTTCCATTAGTACCAGGTAGTGGAGGATCAGGAGTAGCAAATACTGGTGGTGGTGGAGGTGGAGCTGGGTTTACACCAGGTGGTTATGTTAGTAAACCAGGCGGCAAAGGAATCGTTATAATAAGATACAAATTTCAATAAGGAAATAGTATAAATATAGAGAAAGAGATTTAAAACTATGGCAATATCAAAAATAGGTTCAAAAGCACTTGTAGATTGTTCAGTAGCGGCTGTAGATATAGAAGACGGTTCTATTACATCTGCCAAACTTGCTGGTTCAATCGCTAACGCTAAACTCGCTAATTCAAGTATTACAGTCAATGGAACATCTGTTTCTTTAGGCGCTTCTGGTTCTATACCTGCCGTGTCTTGGCAATCTGTGATTACAGCAGATGGTTCAACAGGAACAACAGCAGTCGCTGGTAATGGATATTTCATTGATACAACAAGTGCCGCTCATACCATTACACTTCCAAGTTCACCTTCAATTGGTGATACAGTTGCCATAAAAGATTACGCTGGTACATTTGGTACAAACAATTTAACAATCGCTAGAAATTCATCAAACATTCAAGGTGTCGCTAATGACTCTTTGATTAGTACAAATAGAGCAAGTTTAACTTTAGTTTATGTTGACGCTACAAAAGGATGGCTATACGCCGTTGAGTCAAATGTGGCCGATTTACAAGTTGCTGAGTATGTGGTAGCAACAGGTGGTACAGTAACTACATCAGGTGATTTTAAAATTCACAGTTTTACAGGAGATGGTTGTTTTGTTGTTTCTTGTGGTGGTAATCCATCAGGTTCAACCGTTTTAGATTATCTTGTGGTCGCAGGTGGCGGCGCAGGTAGTAGAACAGGCGGAGGCGGCGGTGCCGGAGGATTTAGAGTTTCAAATGAATTAAATACTCCTGGAGCTTCGCCATTAACAAGTTCTACAGGTATTGAAGCCTCAGTAACAACTTATCCAGTAACAGTTGGAGGAGGTGGAGCAGCAGCAGATTCAGACAATATTGTTAATAGTTCAGGTTCAAATGCAGTTTTTAGTACAATCACATCAGCCGGCGGTGGTGGCGGGCATTCATATGCTAACTCATCTCCAGGTATTGGAGGTAACGGAGGTTCAGGCGGTGGAGGCGGAACAGCAGATGGCAGTTTAGGTGGTCCAGCAGCAGGCGGTTCAGGTAATACACCTCCTGTAAGTCCTCCACAAGGAAATTCAGGTGGTAATGGTTCACCTACAAGAGGTGGAGGCGCAGGCGGAGGTGCCGGCGCAGCTGGAGCTAATTCTCCTGGAAATAATAATGGCGGTGCTGGTGGTATAGGAAGTTTTGTACCAACAGATTGGACATCATCACTTGGTGAACCAGGACCTAGTGGAAGATATTTTGCTGGCGGCGGTTCAGGTACACAACCTAGTGGTACAGTAGCCGGCGGTTTAGGTGGCGGCGGTGACGGCGGTCCCAATCCAGGTACACCAGGAAAAACTGGCGTAGCAAACACAGGTGGCGGTGGCGGCGGCACTAACGATAGCGGTGGTGGTACTAACGGCGGTAAAGGAATTGTGATTATAAGATACAAATTCCAGTAATTAAAAACTGTTATATATACTATATTATTATTGAATGAGGAATTAAAATATGAATTTGAAAAACTATTATTATTATTTTCAATCAGCGTTATCACCTAAATTGTGTGATGAAATCATAAACTACGGTAAACAACATCAAGCCGAAATGGCTGTCACTGGTGGATATGATAGATCAAACGGCAAGATGTCTAAAAAAGACATTAACAATATGCAGAAGAAAAGAAAATCTGATATTGTTTGGATGGCTGATAGATGGATATACAAAGAAATACACCCTTACATACATCAAGCAAATAGAGATGCTGGTTGGAACTTTGAATGGGACTGGTCAGAGTCTTGTCAGTTTACAAAGTATGGCGTAGGTCAATATTATGGTTGGCATTGTGATAGTTGGGAAGTACCCTATCAAAGAGAAAAATTAGAAGATGGTA